ACTATCAGCAAGGCGTTGCATCTGACGAACCGCCTCAGTATAGTCTTCATCTGTATAACCAGGATTTAACCGCTCAAAAGCCACGCGCAAACGACCAGACAACAAAACATTGTGATCATCATTTCCAGGCTCTAAATAAATCTGTTCGTTACGACTGCCATTACTAGTCGCACGCTTGTCTTGATAACCTTGTTCAACAAGCCAATCAATAGCCTGTTGTTCAACGTCATCTTCCAAAGTAAACGAGCTTGCACCCATAGCACTTACCTTTCCTTAAACCTAATATGTATCATTGATCCTCAATGCCGAGTTTATCTCACTTGTATGTATTATTATACCCTTTTAACTTGTCTGGCTGTTAAATGATAATTTACTTGAGCTAGGAAGGTCATATTATCAAAACTTCGTAGATACACATGATACAGAAGGACAAATGGTTTCAACAATTGCAGAGTCCGTCATAACCGGTAAAACGCCAAGTACCAAAGATGAAAGTAATTACGGTGATGATGTCCCATTTGTTACCATTCCGGATATGCATTCTCAAATTTTTACTACAAAAACCACTCGCTCACTCTCTAAAAAAGGAGCCGATTCTCAAGTTAAGAAGTATTTGCCCCCATTTACGCTCAGTGTGAGTTCGATTGGAACGCCAGGATTAGTCACCATTAATCCGGAAGAATCCCAAACAAATCAGCAAATTAACAGTGTCATTGCTGAAAAAGAAAAAATCTGGTACCTGTTCCTAGCGTTTGATTCATTAAAGGCACACATTGAAAACATGGGAAGTGGGGGATCAACTATATTAAATCTGAATAAGTCTAACTTTGAAAAAATTGACATTGATTGGCCAATAGACAAGTCTGCACTGATTGAGTTCAATACGGTTATAGAGCCCATTTTTATGAACATTCTTAATAACCAACGTGAAATCGACAGTTTGTCGATGGTTCGAGATACGTTGCTCTCGGAATTGATTTAGGCAACTAAATTATCATTTATCTCACTAAGACATTCAATTTTGTCGTCTAGTAACCGCAGAGTTGTACCCGCCTTCTCTTGTTGCGCCAATTCCGGCAACTCTAAAACCAAATTGTTCAGCTCCGTTTTATTGATTGACGTGAAAACCGTTCCATTCGATTGCGAATCAATTGCTGCTCCCATCGACTTTAGCAAATAGTATAAGTAATCAGGATTTACACGTTCAGACACGGGGTCAATGGCCGCAAGGCCTCGCCCGATTGCTATATCCTGATTAGACCAATTTAATTGTCCTACCGGCGCCCGAACACTGAAAAGTATTGAACCTTGTGTCGCCAACCGGTTATATTCAGTCGTATACGTATCTATAGTTGGATACAAACGACCAAATGTGCGAACTCCTTGCAAAAACGGCTCACCAGCCCCAGAGTCATTAAAAAATTCAGACCTTGGGGACTGTCCCATCATCACATTTGCAACATCACTCAACTTAAATTTCATAACCAATCTCCTTTAGAGCGCCACGAATTTGTTCTTCAAGTTCTGCGCTCTTTTTGAATTGATTTGAAAGTTCAGACGTTAATCGAGCCATCTTCTCTTCATATGGCTCACCATCATCTTCTTGTTCAGCAAGGCCTACATAACGACCAGGCGTCAAAACGTAGTCATTCTCACGAATCTCTTCAATCGTAGCCACTTTACTAAAGCCCGCTACATCTTCATAGATTTGATCATTGGTCCCACGGTAGGCGTGGTAAGTATCTGCAATATTTGTGATGTCTTCTCGTGTGAACTCCTTATGAGTACGATCAGCCATGAATCCTAATTCACGGGCGTCAATAAACAATGTTTCGCCATTACGCTTACGTTCATCTCTCGATGCTTTGTTCATATCGATAAACCACAACGAAACCGGAATCCCTGTTGAATAGAACATTTGACCTGGCAAGGCCACAATGGCGTCAACCTTGTCATCTTCCAAAATCGCTTTTCGGATAGCGTATTCTTCCTTCGTGCTTGTTGAAAGCGCACCATTAGCCAAAACAAACCCCGCCTTACCATCAGGCGCTAGCTTACTAATCATGTGTTCAATCCATGCGTAGTTGGCGTTCCCTTCAGGTGGAACACCATAAACCCAACGGGAGTCGTCTTGAAGCTTATCTGCCCCCCACTCCTTCAAATTGAATGGTGGGTTAGCAAGAATGTAGTCAAAACGCTTTCCTTTGTGCAAATCATTTGTGAAGGTGTCCCCTTGATGAGGTCCAAAGTCATTATCAATTCCACGAATCGCCAAATTCATCTTTGCCAACTTCCAAGTAGTCGGGTTGGCTTCTTGACCATACACTGACAAATCTGAAATAACACCTTGGTGCTCACGAACGAATTCTTCCGACTGAACGAACATTCCACCAGAACCAGCCGCAGGGTCATAAATGCGTCCCTTGTATGGCTCCAGCATCTCAACCAGTGTACGGACGATTGACCGAGGCGTATAGAATTCTCCACCGTTCTTACCTTCTTGTGCAGCAAAGTTACTCAAAAAGTACTCATACACGCGTCCCAACACATCATTCTTTCGTGAATCCTCATCACCGACTTCGATGTTTGAAATAAGATCGATAACCCCTCCAAGACGAACCTTATCCAGGTCTGGTGATGCATAATTTTTTGGCAACACACCCTTGATTTGGTCATTTTCCCGTTCGATTACTTCCATCGCCTTGTCGATAGTCTCACCAATTTCAGGCGTTTTTGCTGCTGCAGCGATTACATCCCAACGACCTTCTTTTGGCAACCAGAAAATATTTTCCGCCGTATACATATCACGATCTTCGGCGTCCTCTGGGTAATCTGAGTTAATCAGTGATTCGTACTTCTCATTGAAAGAGTCAGATACATACTTCAAAAAAATCAATCCCAATACCACATTACGATACTGCGAAGCGTCCATACTCCCACGCAATTGGTCAGCCGCCTGCCACAATGCGTCTTCAATTTTTAATTCTGCTGTTTTTTTAGCCATCATATCTACCCATTTTTTATTTTTTCAACAACTTATTCTGGCACTATATTCAAAGAGCCCAAATTTATTTATTCAGCCTCAGCCTTCGTTAGACTCACACCAAAACTAATTGTACCAAAATCTTTTGCGATAATAACCATTATGACGTTTGCTTTCACACAAAAACCTGCCCATAATCTTGACATCAGCGCCCTCTAATGATTGTTCTGCCATACCTATGCCCTCCGTTTTAGAGTTACGAAGTCATACGCAATAATGGCATTACTTTCATCTGGTGAGTATTGCACAATGTCATACATCACACTATCAATCTGAGCAACCTTGATACCTTCCACAGCAGCGTTGTGTCGTACCACGATGATCTTAGTGTTATCCAATGCAGTACCTTGAATTTGATACTGTTGATTTAACGTGCGGGTCTTGGGTGCATACCACATACTGAACTGTTTTACGAAGGTCTTTTTGATTGATCCATTATTTGGATTCTGCCTTGATTCCACTGTGCCAAAATCTGCTTTGTGATTGAAATCAGAAGGTTTAAATGTTGCCATTAAGCACCTCCTTTCATGTTTGTCGTTAAATAACCGCCCAAGGGATTAGCCCTGTATTGTTATCATTCTATGGGGGGCAGTCTCACAGCCTACTTTGCTGGTGCTGCTGCTTCCTCCCATTCCGCATACTTACCGCGTAACTGACCAACAATTGAGTTGATAGCGGCATCCATTGTTACCGCCTTAACTTCAGTCATACTGATGCGGTACGTGTATAACGTGCCAGCATAGGCATAGACAGCAGTTTCGTAACGGTCAACAACAGCAGGTTGAACATAGAAATTGCCATCCGTTCCAATTGCATCCTTGATGTAATTTTCAGCTGCAGACAAGTAGCCATTGATAATTGCGTCATCATCAGCAAAATCAACGCGCATTAGTGTCTTGAATTGTTCAATATTGACCGTCATTTAACTCACCTGCCTATTAAGCTTGCGTTCCGGCTGCGGCAGCTTGTTGAACAATCTTTGCAGGTTGGTTAGCAATAGCCGTGAATGAACCAGCCACAAATGCATCGGCATCGGTTGTCTTAACATCAAAGCGATCAATAACACGTAGCTTCGTCAAGTCCTTTTCAAAGGCACCACCACCGATGTTGGTTGACAACAATGACATATTTTCACGGTCAAACAACGTTACAGCTTGCTTCAAGTCACCAAAGTACAAAGGCATTGCACCCTTGTTTGAAGGCAACCACTTGTCAGCGATTTCGATTACTTGCTTACCCTCAATCATGTAGTTTTCAGGTTGAGTAACATCACGTTGCAACAAGTAACGTCCGTTTGCGTCCTTAACCGTTGCCAAAACAGCAATACCAGACGTGTTAGTCATGAAGAATGACGTTGCACGGATAGCTGGGTCAACAGCAGTCAACGCCATCTTCTTGATGTCATCGAACGTTGCCAATGTTGGCTTAGTTGGTGCTGCGTTCATAGCAGCGATGATGGCATTGTTACGCGTAACAACAACCTTCTTCGCAATCCATGATGACAACCATGCCAAGATGTTTTCTGCCGTATCCTTCAACAACGTGTTAGTTACCGTCGTGATACCTGCATAACGCTTAATCAAGTACTTGACGGTTGATAGCTTAGGGTCGTCGTTGT